AAGGGAAATTTCTTTTAACATCATCAAAAACTAAAACCTGGGTATCTACGTTTACGGTTTGATAGGGAAATGACTTACCAAAATCAAATTGTTTCCCGTCCAGCGTGCCAACCCTTTTTACGTGTCCAATTGATTGACAAAACAACCCTTTACCACTACCTCCATTGGGGTTTTCTGATATGGTTTCGTCATTCAAAATAATACATTTATTATTTGCACTTGTTTTGAAAGAATGAAGCTCATAGCCAATTATAGTGCAAAGACTTGTAAATCTTTCTTGGTCGTCATTTGATACTTTAGAGAGGAAGTGCATAAACTCAGAACCGTGATAATCTGCCTCATTAAAATCTCTGTCAATTATTTGATTTTTCCATACATAACCATCTAAATCAATATAAGATATACGGGTTATTGAATCCTTTTTAACCATAACAGCCGAATCACGGTAGTATAAATAGCAAGTATCAATAGTATCCTTTTTTAACTTAAAGTCGATTGTGCTTAATTGATTAAGATAATTGTCTTTAAAATATGAAGTACTTCCGGCCATTAATTCATACGGTTGCATCCCTATATCTGTTCTGGAATCCAATTCAGTTAAAACTAAATCTTTTATTTGCTCAGGGTAAATAACAGATACTTTATTCTCTTCAATTTTGACGAACATAAAAGACTCCCCATTATTGGGGTAGTACTTGAAAATATTTCTTTGTTCTAAGAAGAACCTAAACTTTTTGTGAGATAACTTTATTTTATTTCTGTCGTCATAATACCAGAAGTCATTAATATTTTCCTTTTGCCTAACTTCATCAACAACTGCCAAAACCTGTTGCTTTGTTAAATCAGGGAATTGTTTTACAATGTCTTTATCCTCTCTACCAGAAAAAACTTGTTGCTCAATAGCTCTTTTTAAATCAGAATCCTCGAAAAACCTTGTATTGAAATTCCCCTCTTTTTTATATCCGTTATTGACAACATTATGCACTTCCGATTGCGGAAAATCACTTTCAATAAACTGTTCGCAAATAGAAATTGCCTCACTTTTCTCTACGCCAAAATCATTGAGGGCAATAGCAAGTTTAAATAAATTGGCATTCCTTGACCCCTTGTTATGTCCAAATTTTTTATTCCACCACGTAAGAAGTTTTTTAGCTACTTCGTTCTTAGATTTTATTGCTATTGTAGGTGTATTTGTTCCTAATTCTGTAAAATCCTGCTCTTCTTTTTCTGTCCACAATGAAGATTCTGGATTATAATACAACTCAGGGTCATAACTCTCAAAGCAAGCCCTTACTACATCACTAGTGGCCTTATCAAAATTAGGATGATTGTAATACTTTTCTAATGACTGGAAATACTGCTTATGTTCTAATGCGTTTGCCGGAATCTTAACAACTAATTTCAATCCATCACCAGAGGGAGACGTAAACAATGCAAAGGTATATTCGTCTCCCTGTAATGTATCACGGGTTGTTTTTAATAATTCATCTGTTTCAAATTTATCGAAATCCAGACAAATTAAACCACTATGTTTTTTTAATCCTGATGCTGACCTGTGCCCAAATTCGCCACTAAAACAAATTACTGGTAATTGCTTTTTTATTTCCTTTGCCTTATCCTTATTAGCTCTTAGTTCTTCTACAATATCTTTACTATTTCCGGTTCTTATTCTATCCAACATTTCGGTTACATCTCTTATGTATCCGGTAGTAGTTAGTTCAATCTTTTTAAAAAGCGTTACTTTCATATATTGCAATTATTTTGCACGTTATTTGGAAAAAATTTTTCAATCAACCATTACGAGGGTTTTGCCTAGTATCTTTTTGGTTCTAAGTTTACCGTTATCAATCCAGTTGTAAATGGTTCGGAATGCCTTACCTTTTGACTCTGCATATTCTTTCGGTGTCATAAACCTTTCGCCATCAATAGTAATTTTACTCATAAAAAGTTTCCATTTGTTCGATGTACAAATGTAATAAAAGAAACCAATACCATGCAAATGAATTGCAATATATTTTTATTTGGACGCTTTGGACGCTTAAACACACCTTTCTATACTCTCTCTGCAAAAAAGTCGTTTTCTTAAAAAATAGGTTTTGAAATTGAAAATGGTAAAACAATCCGTCCAAGCGTCCAAAACTTATTAATTTACTTGTTATCAATTGTTTATAAACTATAAAAATAATTTAAAATACAAAACAAAGTGGACTTTTTAGGTTAATCCGTCCTATGTAAATTTATTTATGCAAAGTGTTTGCATATTCGTTTTTTATTATTATCTTTGTTGTGCCTCAACGTTGAGGAAATTAAATGCCGAAAGGCTTAAAAACATGGCAACATCAATTAGCGGAAACGCACAAAGAGAGTTAATCCCTGCTGGTACTTATGCAGCAAGATGTGTGAAACTTATTAGTTTGGGCAACATTGAAAATAATTTCAATGGCCAGATTTCAAAATCTAAAAAGATTGTTGTAGTTTGGGAGATTCCTGAGATAATGAAAGTATGGAAAGAGGGAGAAGATGCTAAGCCCGCAACTATCTTTAAAGAGTACACCGCTTCATTAGGTAAACCTACTGGCAAATCAAATTTGAGGGATGATTTAGTCTCATGGAGAGGTAAGGCATTTACAGAAGAAGAAAGAAAGAATTTTGTTATTGCAAAGCTACTGGGTGCGCCCTGCCTTTTGAATATTACCCACAAGCCAGGGGTAAAAGACCCAAGTACTTTGAGGGAAAATATTTCCAGTATTATGACATTGCCTAAGTCAATGACTTGTGCGCCACAAATTACAGAATCTTTTGATTTTAATTTAGGAGAAGATTTTTCATGGGAAAAGTTTAATTCTTTACCTGACTTCTTTAAGGATAAAATCAAGACATCGGACGAGTTTAAAGCAATGGAAGCTATTACTAATCCGGCTACTGGAGGAGTATATCAACCAACCCCCGAAGAAGGGGAGGACAAGTTACCATTTTAACAATTGTCACTAACTCAATAGCTGGCATAGCAATGTGTCAGCTATTTTTATATACTTATGGAACAGAATATCGAAAAGATAGATTTTAAAAATTTATCTAAAGAATCGTTATTGTCTTTGGTTGATGAAAATATCGCCTTGTGGGATACTGGAGGGTATGACATGATGAAAATGCACGCTATCGCCTGCAAGGCATCGGCTTATTTTGATGAATTAAAGAAACGATTAGCTAAGAAAATAGTTGGCGAGGTATCAAGAAACAATAATACTATGCACCACGGGGTAATATTAGCTATTACTCAGGGCAGTTCATATGATTACTCAAACAGCCCTGCATGGATTGAAGTGAATGGACGGATTGAGGTGATTAAAGAAGATTTAAAAGCTATTGAGGCGATAGCAAAAGTAACTAAAACAAGAAGTGAATGGACGGACAAAGACGGTGAGTGCTATATTATTTACCCGGCAGTATCAAAAAGCGAAGAAACAGTAAAGGCTACCATTAAGTAGCCTTTGTAAAAAGCAAGTTATATTACTTCAAATTCTTCGATAGAAAAAACATCTGAGCTTGATTGATAAGCGTTTTCCAAACTAATACAAGGTTTCAATATATTCCAAGATTGACCAGACCTATTGGCATTTTCTGAATTAACTATTTCAGAAAGTATTTTAATAGCTTTTTCTTTGTCTTTAATGAGAGGCTTTAAAACAGTATCCTCTCCTACTATGAAAGATTGTTTTATCCCATAAACCACCATCTTTTCATCTGGATTTGTTAGTTCGATGAATTGTTGAATAGTCAGTACTTGTGATTTGGTACAATTAGCGTAAAAGCCAATATACTCATTATTCTGAATGCCGTAATAATAACTTACGCAATCCCATTTCATAAGGTCGTAGAATTTAAGATTAGTTTTCTCTTTCAAGTAATCAATAACCACCTGAAACTCAGGACTCCCATCATTCAAAACGCCCCAAGATGGGAATATGTGTTCAATTGTTTTCATAGTTCTCGAAGTAAAATTTCACATCAATATTATTTTCTTGTACTAATCCAAACCTTTCTGCTATTCTGAACTGCGTAGTTCTACGGCATTGTTTAACTAAATCACCAACACTCATTCTGAACACCCTTAAACTCTGAGAGCTTTTATAAAGGTTGCATGAGGCGCACGCTGGCATTTTGTTATCTATATGTTCGCAATCTTCTATACATAAGTGCTTTAAAAACTCAGGAATGTCAAAGTTATTTTTCAGGCAGGAATCAAAGTTTGATTTCGGTATTACGTGGTCTACCTGAAATTTTCCTATATCTAAGTTCCTGCCACAATAGGCGCACTTTCCGCCAAATTTATCAAATACCTGCTTTCGCTCTAGTTTTTTGGTATTTGTGTATGTTTTTTTCATATCAATTAGTTATAAATATCTTATACACTTTATTAAAATCAACTCCATACTTCAAGCAGATTTCTTTCAATCCGTTACGCTTAGATTCTACTAACTCTGCATTCCTTATTTGTGACTTAGCCTTTGTTTTAGGATGCTGTTTAAGAAAGTTCTCAAATTCAGTTCCTATGTTTTGCAGGTTGTTTGCTTTTTGTTCGCCCAGGTTCATGTTAGAGGGGATTTTCTTTTTTGGATACCACCAGTACTTGAAACAAACGACTTCATCACACCCGGGGCTTTTTCGTCTGAATGTTTATGAAGTTCTTTAATATGCCTATGACAAGAAACTTCATCATAGGTTGCGCCATTATCCTGGCTACTTACAACTCTTTCGTAGCAAAACCTACTACCACAAAACAGACATTCATTTGTTGCTTTCATGATATTTTAGTTGCTGTTAGTTTAACTCCTGATTCTTTTTCTATTTGTTCTATTAATGCCTTATGTTTGTCTGATAAGCCGGAAGAATCTAAAGGTTTAATATAATCAAAGGCCCTGTATGAGCTATCTTCATTTAAATGATTTATTGAATTAACTATATGTCTATCCCTATTAGGGTGTTTACATACGTAATTCCACTCAGACCATTCAATTTGATTGTCGCTTGCAAGGACTATTTCGCCGACTTGTGGCACAAATTCGACTTTTTCTTCAATTAGTTTTTCGATTCTTTTAATTAAAGCGCTATCAGGTTTTGTAGCAAACTCAATTATTGGTTCTGATATGAGTTTGAAAAACTCGCAAAATTCAAGAACAGTACAATTATTGGGCATATCTTCTTTAGCCCAACTTTCCCAAACTCCTTGTTCATTAACTCCGGCATACTGATAATCCGGATAGGAAGAGCAGTACTCGTAATGTGCCTGCCAGATTTTAATAAACCTTTCTGATTCGCCGTTTACCGCACTTAGAATATCTACACACCAGTTTTTATCTGGCAGATTGTTGAAATTATAGTTCATGATTTTTTATTGGTTCAGGTTCTTCAATCAGTTCTTTGTAATCGTAAATATTGTTTGAATCAATTTGAATCGCTTTTTTGAGAAATTCTTTGATATTCCCGGTTACCGGAAAAGCGTCTCTTACATCTCCTAACTGTTGATATAATTGAAAGGGTGGGAAGTCTTTATTTAGAAAGACGTTCGTAATTTGGCATCTGTCTAATGCTTCCAAATCGGATAGTTTTATATCCTCTTTCTTTATTCCGAGTGTTACAGAATGAGGAATAGCACAAAAGATTATTGAGTTAGCGCCGTGATATTCTACACGTTCAATAAGCCAGTATTCTGAGTTTGATTGTAGTATCTTAGAGTAAGTTTCGATAGTCATAATTAATAATAGTTAGCAAATGATAAAACAATAATTAATAATATACCAGTACCTAAAGAGGCACACAAAAGAGAAAATATAAATCTGTCTTTCGGAAGACTGTTCTTTGATTGTTGTTTGTAGTAGTTCATGGTTTCTTTATTTTTACAAGTCCGTTACGGGTAGTCATTTTTACGCCTAATCTTTGCCAAATTACCGGAATATTGGGAATCATTCGCTTTAACTTTCCGTCATATTCAGCTTCAATCATTAGCTTATCAGCTTCTTCGATAAGAATAGGCATATTAATATCTGAATCGTGGTATCCCGGTTTAGGACACGGATATACTCCAGCGTTTTCTTTTGAAAAGGCATATCCGGCATCGTTTGAGCGCCACATTGTAATCCACTTTTCGTGTTTTTGAGTATTAACAAGTGATATTATGTAGTACATATTATTGGGTTATTTGATAAAATTATTAAAATCTGTTTCGTTAAGTTCTATTATGTTGGTGATTTCGGGATCGAAAATGTTCCATACGTTCTTTAAATACTCTCTTACTGCTTTTCTATTTGGAAATTCATCCCCCTGGTCTATTGTATTGCCGTCAATTTTTTTCCCATTGTTGTTGTATCCCTGATAGAACACTATAAAATATCTCATTTCTTAAATAGTTTTTTGATTAAAATAAAAGGTAAATAAACAGTTATAAGGATTAGTAGAGAGAAAAAGGCTGGAACGAATACTTTAAGAATTGTTTTCATTTTTCACAATACGATAAATGATATACGCAAACAAAAAGCTAGATATTGTGCATAGAAAAAGTATTATACACCACATTGCTTTTTCTTCTTTATTTTCCCATCCGGTAGATATTAAGCATGAGAAAAACAACGATAGAAAAGTCAATCCAATTGCCACTATTACGGTAAGAAAAGAATATATAAAACTTTCTGACTTAGTTAATGACTTTCCGTACTCTTTCAAAAACTCTTCTTCATTAAATGCTTTCATCATTAGTGTAGTTTTGAGGGTTTAAATAAATGTCTTTCCAGTAATCTTTACCTTGTTTTGTATCATCAAATATAAATGCCTGCATAAGTGTTATTTTTAAACTACTACTACCCGAATCAAGCCAATCGTTTTTTATTTCCTGAGAATACCCTTTAGCTAAATCGGCATTCTCAAACGCCTGACTACGCCAGGGTTCTTTTAATCTGTTGAGTTGGTCTTTGTTGGTCATATTCGGTATCGGTCTAAAAGTTCACGTAATTCTTGAATGAACTCATTCTTTTCCATTGCGCTAATTACTATCAGGTTTCCTTTGCCTGATGTTTTTACGTTTACTTCTGACTCCCATTCATCTGTGTTGTTGAGGATAATTTCAACGTCGTTATTCTCGTAAATTGTCTTTGCCATTTTATTAGTTGTTAATCTGTAAAATCAGGTTTGAATGATAGTTTAATTTCGTGAATTGAAATGTCGTCTAATCTTTCCAGACGTTCTTTAGTTAGCGATACCGGAACTGTGAAAGATTCTTTATTGTCTACATAGCTAACTTGATACTGCACATTATGATAGAAACAAAGTGTTTTAAGTGCTTCAAATGTTTCTTCTTTTGCGATTAGTTCTCTTTTATTGCTCATGATTGTATTCTTTGAAGTTGTTTAAATTTTACCCTAATTCCATTAGAAAGTAGGTATGTGGGCAACTTTCTTCTTTTACTATCCCCAAACAAACAATTACGAAAATAAACGCTACCCCGAAACATTTCTAAAACTGTAACGACTTCGCCATCGTATAAATATTGATTTCCTACTGCTTTGCTTTTCATAGTTTTATATTTTAACCCCTAACTAAATAGGGGGAGTGAGTTAGCTAATTTCTTTTTCGGATTGAGACTTTAACTCTATGGCCTCTTTTGTTTTTTCAAATATAATTCTTCGAGCCTCCGATAATGGAATATCTCCTAGTTTACTTATTACTACTGATAGGTTTTTGCCAAAAGAAAGCTAAGAATAGGGGTATAATTCTATTTTTTCGAATAGGTCTTCCATGATTTTTAAGTATTAAAGATTAAATGATTTATTTTTCAAAGAACAGAAAGACTATTACCAGAAGTCCAATAGCTTCTATTCTCAAATGAAACCCTTGATAGGTCTTTATCCGGATTGGTCGAGTGATTCATTTTAGACCAGTTTAATTTAAACTTTTCGTCTGCTACTTCATCCTGAACTTGCTTGTGTGCTGTTTCCCATCTTTTACCTGCTTTCTTCCATTGCCATACACGAGCCATGTATTTGCTTCTATCTAATTTGCCAGTTTCGGGGTTGATTAATTTGTAGTTGCACATTGTGTTAATATTTATAAAGTTCTGTCATTGCTTTTTCTACTGCTACGTTCACCGGATTCCCTGCATTGTTTTTGTAGAATTTATGCTCTGTAACCATATAGGCATAGTCTTCGTGTTGTTTTCCCCTGAAAGTTCCTTTAATCATTCCACCTTCTGCCCTTGCAGATATACGAGGGTCAATTTGATTGATTCTATTTGCGATGTCGATAACTAATTGAGTTGTCATTGTAGTAATTAAGTTTTAGATTTATTGGCACTAACGCAGGGCCCGCAGGTGATTTGATTATTCAGTTATACCGTTTTCAAGCTGTTCACATATAGCTAATATTCTTTCCTGAATCTCATCGTATTCTTTTTGAATTTCCCAATACCTAGGAGAGCAGTCGATAGCTGTATTTAATTCTTTATCTAAAGTTGTACGCTTTTTGTTTAATTTGTTATATTCTTTGTTCAGAGATTCGATAGTTGCCATTTTCTTGTTTGTTTTAATTTCTATATCAAAGATACGGTAAATAATAATACGTGTCAAGTAATTTGCGTACTTTATTTTAATTATTTTTCATCTATCAAGAAATGATTCTTTACACCCAGTATCTTAGCTATCTTTTCAATTGATTCAATAGATAGATTTGCTTTACCTGATTCAATATCTGAAACATATTGTTTCTTTACCGGAGGAGTAAACAAAAGGCCGAACCCGGTCTGGGTTAAGCCTTTTTCTTTTCGGAGTTGTTTTATTTTTTGGTGAATCATTTGATATTTCCGTCTTTTGTTGCTCTGTTGAAAAAGTTCATCGCTTTCTTTGCTGTATCTGTGCGAAATATGCACCAGCCTTCAGTTCCTTTGTATTCTACGTAGAAATTGCTACCTGATTGTCTTACTTGTAATTGAGTGTTTTCTGAAAGTATCATTGTCGTATTTGTTTATCGTTATTGCTGACATAAAGGTACGCAAATAAATTGACTTTGCAAACATTTATGCAATTATTTTCAATAATATTTTCAAAATGTGATTATATGTTTATATTTGTAAGAAAAACAGAACATTAATACAATGAAGAAAATCTTTGGTGTTATACTTTTACTTTCGGTTTCAGTCTTTTCTTTTGGGCAAACAGCACCTACACTTGTGGCATCCGGCACAATAACCAACACAACTTACTCTTATAAGGGGTATACACTAGGAACTGGCGTAGGTGGGAATGTTTTATATCAGATTGTGGCAACAAGAACTTCAGGCACAACTACCGGGGGAATACGCCTTGAATATTCAAACGACGGTGTAAATTATGTAGCTATTCCAAGTGCGGACACATTAGCTATTGCGAACGTAGCAACTCCACAGACAAAAACTATTCCCATCGCTATTCCAGCCGCTAAATTTATACGTGTACGTGGGCAATTAGCCGGAACAGGGGTTTATACTTATGCTTTGTATGCTAATTATAGATATAATAGTAAGCCTTAATTGTATTATTTATTTTTTTTGTCTCTAAAAATACGGGGTTGATACTTTGAAAGTTTCAAAATCGTTGTACTATTCTAAGAAATGGCTTCCAAAGAAGAAAATACAAACAGCAACGGAGGAAGGCCGCCATTCTTTACAACTTCTGAGGAGTTAGAAACAAAGATAAATGAGTACTTCGTTCATATTAAAGGCGAGTATCATTACGAAACAAAGACTTCATTAAATAAGAAGACCAACGAAGAGAGAGAGATAGAAGTAATTGTTTGGGATAGAGAACAAGAGCCGCCAACCATTACAGGCTTGGCTTTATTTTTAGGTTTTTGCAGTCGTCAATCATTTTATTATTACGAGACTAAGTCCGAGTTTTGTTACGCTATAAAAAAAGCGAGAATGAAAATCGAAAGCGAATACGAAAAAAACCTTTATAATGACAAGCCAATCGGTTCTATATTTGCCCTTAAAAACATGGGCTGGAAAGATAAACAGGAAGTTGAGGAGACAAAAACCAAAAAGTATATTATAATTGACGGCACAGACGATGAAGAAGTAGAGGATGAATGATTATGTAACAATAGACGCAAGTAGTGTATCAGACAGGTTTTTGCCTAACTATCATAAAATACAGAAAGCGAAGACCGATTACGTTGTTATATTTGGTAGTGGAGGTTCTGCAAAGTCATATTCAGCCGCTCAATTTTTCAGCAAGAAACTTCTAAAGAAAAAAGAAAAGCTAGTAGTACTTAGAAAAGTAGGGGCGGATATTAGAGAGAGTGTTTATTCTCAATTTGTCGATACCGCTTTGCCATTCTGGAAGTTAAAAGAGAAAGAAGATTATATTTTAAGAAAGCCCGAGGGTAAATACGAAATAATATTTCCTCATAATCAAAGTAAAGCCATATTTCGTGGGGTTGAGGATGCTCAAAGGTTCAAATCAATTAATGGTGTTACTCTCTTATGGATTGAAGAAGCAAGCGAATTTACAGAAGAAGAATTTAACATCATAAGTGACCGGATAAGAGGGGATAATGTAAGAATCTATCTAACCTTTAATCCAATTTCAGAAGACCACTGGTTAAAGAAAAGATTCATTGATACGCCAATCTTGGATGTTAACGGGCAAAGCAGGGTAACAGTAATATTCAGCACTTATTTAGAAAATCCGTTTGTAGGTAATAAGTTCATAGAGGATATGAACTGGTATAGAGTTAATGACCCTGACCATTACGACGTTTACGGACTTGGAAAGTGGGGAGTGATTGCAAGTAAGAGACCGTTTATCCGAACGATTAATTTTAATACTCAATTTGTTAAATGCTTTGACTGGTATAGGCCAGATTTACCCGTTTATATTTCTCTTGATTTCAATGTAAAATGGTCTGCTACTGTCAGGCAGCAAATCCCTGGCAAAGGGCGTGTTTATCTGGAAGCAAGACGGGATTACCCTGACGAACTAATTGAGTACTTAGCGGTAAGATACGGAGGCTATGAAGTGTTTTTCACAGGTGACGCAAGCGGTAGAGCGCAAACCCAATACACAAGCGACGAAAGCAAAAAATCAGCTTGGTTATTATTAAGAAGTAATTTTAATGCGATTTGTTGTAAGTTATATAATCGTACTGAAGGAATGCAATTAAGAGCCTATTTCAATGATTCTTTTGTAATGAAAAGGAATATAGGTCACGATTCAAGCCGGATTATATGTAATACAATGTTTCAGATTTGGGGCGAACATAATCAGCTTTGGTTTGATGAAGAACATTGCAGACAATTGAAAGATGATTTTAAGCGTGTAGATGCTACCCCGAGCGGTGGTTTGAATAAGGTTCAATTGAATAATGAAGATATAGCGCATTTGTTGGATTGCGCACGATACGACGTTTGTTACTTCGAGTTTGAGAATTTCAAGGCTTTAGATTTATACAAGAAACAAGTAAAACTGGCAGCATAATGGAAGAAACATTTGTAATAGTTCAAAATCCTAAATCAAAACACTATCATATTTGTAATGATGAAAAAGGAAACATGAAAACTTTTAGTAGTGAAGAAAGCGCAAAGAAGTATGCTGAATATAATTTAGAAAAAGATTGTGTTGTATTTAAGTTAATTACTCCCTTTCCTTGCGTTGAAATCTTATGAACTACCTATCAAACATAGTAGGCTTAACAGGAACAACAATACCCCCGGTAACAGGCGCAAAACTTGTGAATGATTTGCCTATTATATCAAGTTCATTTGTATTAGGTAGTGGCAAGCTAACAGAAACCGGAATAGATGAGATTTGGAACCGAACGCTGACTAATGCCGCTGACATCTTCGAAATGGATTTGTATTCTGAGATAAGTAAGGAAGACAGGTTCAGACAGTTAATGAGTATGACGGCTGATTTTCAATCTTCTACTAATCCAGACAAGGCAGCAAGTTCAAGATATGAGGGCGTGAGATTAAGAGCTGCAAGGCAAAAGAATACGAATGTTTTTGTGAGGAACTTATACGTAAACGGCTCAGGAACTTACACAGCCAAAATATTCGACTTGAATACGGGATTAGAATTATATACTTCTCCTGCCCCGGTTGTAATTGTTAATGAGGGATACATTCCAATCAACAAAAGACTTTCATTAGACAAGCTAAATAATAATTACTTCATTGCGATTAATGCAACTTCTATCAACTTAGGAGCAATTAACGGTAACAAAGGTTTCTTCAACGATAGATGTGGACAATTCCCGGTTGATGTAACGAGCGGTTCTATATTGACGGCAAGCGCCCAATTAGATGCTAACTTCGTATCTGGTAATTGTTACGTTCACGTAGAAGCAGACATAGCAAGCGATTTGACAAACTTTATGACGCTTAACCCTGATTTATTCTACTTGCCTGCTCAATACCTATGCGGTTATTTGTTGTTAGCGGATTCATTAAAAAGTGATAAGTTTAACATCTGGACAAACACAAATCGGATTGAGAGAATGGAGGAAATGGAAAACCAGAAAGCAACATATAAGGAGTATGTCAAAAAGGTTATACAACCCATGTTAATGAGACTAGCCCCGACAGTAATAGTAGAAAAGAAAGATGCAAGCGAGAAACTAGGCATTCATACACAAAGTTTAGTTCCTGATTATTACGGATGGGGTAACGAGTATTTAGATTCACAGGATTTTCCACATAGATATTATTGATTATGAAAAAATATAGAATTATTTACTCTGAAACATTATCGGTTGATGTCGTTGGAGTCTTAAAAATAGATTGGGGTGGTATAAATAGTAATGGACAAACTATCATTTATAGCGATGACGAAGTTGACCGTGCTATTTTAGCGGTAGTACCAAAGGATTGTTTAGTTTTTGCGATTTACGATAATCAATGATAACAATAATAACCCCCACCGCTAAACTGGAGCAGACAAAACAAAGCATAGAAAACTTTGTTAGTTTGATTCCTGATATTATCTTTGAGGCAGCAGGAAAAGCGGCTGACATGGTACAGGACAGGGTAGAGGGGCAAGGACTTGCGGCAAATGGAAGTTTTCTAATGACACCAAGCAAAACACCGATTGGAAGATATGGGCAAAGACACGGAAAAGCCAGAGAGAAAAAAGGATTGTCCACTTCAAAAGTCGATTTGTCTTACACCGGGCAAATGTGGGATTCATGGAAAGAAGAAAAAGGAGTTAATCAAACAGGCGTAGGGTTTAACAATGAAGAGGCAAGATACAAGGCAGAGGGTAACGAACAAATATATGATACGCCTATCTTTGTGCCGTCTGAGCAATTGGGCGAAAGAGACAGGATAAGACAATTCATAAAAGATAAAGCTAAAGAATTATTTAAGATATGAAAAAATACCACATTTATATTCCCAATCATTTAGCAATATCCGTAACTGGTTATATAGATACTGGTGGGATAGATTCAAATAATACACAAACAATTATACGAAACAGCGAGAAAGAAATAGTTGCCATTGTGCCTAATTCTTCTGTTATTGTTGTAATTGATGAAATTGAATTTTTGCCTTAATGTACATTAAAGACCAAATAGCCTTAATAGACACTCAAATAGGTTTGCAACTTCCTAAAGAATGTGGCATAACTGATAGATGGAATGCTAAATATCACGGGCTTTGTAGAGTACAGTTAACGCAAAACAATCACGGATCCAAAGAAAAGCCCTTATATTTGTTACATGAAACAGGTGAAGGATTGCCAAAAGTAACAATTGACGATGATTACGACGTTCAGATAATACACGTTACGGCAAATACATCTCCTTTATCTAGTCAAATTTGGGGTAGTTTCACAGATACCACCTATGATTACAGAATGAAACTTTTGTATATGGGTAAAAAACAATCGGTGTTCGAAAGGATTTTAGAAGCAATAAGAAATACACCAGACGTTAAATTCATGGGTAGTATTTTAGACACCGAAACGGTAATGAGGAATGAAATTAAAATAAGCGTAGACCAGGGGAAAAACTACCCGCCTGAGTATTGGGCATTTTGTATATTTTATGGAGTAACTAATATTGAACCTGTAATCGAAGATGAAAATTGATTATCAATTTATAAATTTTATCCGTTATGCCGCAATTTTAATTGTCGGTTTTATTTCTGGATTCAGAACTGCGCTATTTATTGTAAAAGTATTGCGTGAGAAAAACAAAACCCTATGAACAGCATTTTCAAAGAACTTTTAGAATCCGGCAGAATAGACAAAGAACCTGTATTTACTTTTACCAGCGATGGAAAAGAATACAAAGGCTATACTTTTTCAAGTGATGGATGGAAGATGAACGAAAGCCGTTTTGAGGAGTACAACGAAGTGATGAAGGCTTACGAAGTATTTAAAGTTGACAGGGAAGATTATGAGATTACAAGCAATATAGTAAAGGAAAATATCAAGCGTACAATAATGAGCTATGCTTCAGATGCTCAGTCCGGCTTCACGCTTTTAAATCAGGCGTTGAGGCAAATTGACGAACTGGAGCAAAGAATGGAGTTTAGTATTCCTTTACAAAAGAGTTACGACGCAATGAGTTTTACAGTATTGGAAGAAGACGAAAACCCATTGGTTTACGATTTCCAGTATAACAAAGAAAAGGTAAAAAGATGGATGAAAGATTTGCCCGTTGAAAAAAAAAGACCTTATTTGCAAAGTATGTTACAGGTTTTGCCAGAAGTCTCAATGCTCTTGCAATCGGATTCCCTGAATTATATTCACAACCAAGTGCTTTTGAACGCATCAACATTACAGATTCTTCTGCACTCGAAAGAATCAAGTGGACTAAGCAACGAAACGAAGCAATCCATAAAATCACGGGTGGAAACCTTACAACAAAACAGCAACTACTTAACGGAACTTTCGAGGAGTATCATTTCTACGTAAGTGCATGGAAAGCAGAACAAGAAGCAAAGAATAAGAAACCGCAGCAAATAGATGAATGAAACTGAGTATTTTAATTTTATCTTTAGGGGTACAGCAGAGTTCGGGGACGTTCAACAAGAATTAGCCGAACTTTTAGTAATTAATGAGAAATTAAAAAATCAGAATCTCGAATACCAGTCACTACAAAGAAAACTGGCGGCAGAAAAGAAAAATGCAGTAGCAGAAGAGAAAGCCGCTGCAATAGCTGAACTTAATTCACGACTAGGCATACAAAACGGTGTCAAGACCGAAATAGGATTAATTCAGAGACTTACTTCTGAAATTAAACTACTCAAATCTGCAAGAGAACAAGCCAATAACGTATCAGACGTAAACAAGTACACAGGTGCTATACAATCCGCTCAGAAGGAACTCAATACTCTTACAGGAGTAACGGATAAATTCAGGGGTTCAAATGGATTCTGGCAGGACTTGAAAGGACAGGTCATGGCTTATTGGGCGGCTGTACAGGTAGGAGATGTAGGAAAGACCTTAATAAATAATGAGGTAAGGCTAGAAGCCATAAGACTTGCCCTTAGAAATGTATTAGCCACACAGGAAGAGTATACTCAGAGTCTTGCATTTTTAGATAATGTATCTAATAAGTATGGACAGGATATTACCATTTTAACAGAAACTTACAAGAATTTTATTGCTGCCTCTAAGTCTTCAGGATTAGAATTGAAAGAGCGTAATCGTATCTATGAGGCTATTGTAAAGAGTGGAGCCGCTTTAAGTTTAAGCAATGAAGAAATAGAGGGTTCATTGCGTGCTGTTTCTCAAATGTTTTCCAAAGGCAATGTACAGGCAGAAGAACTAAGGGGACAACTAGGAGAACGACTGCCGGGGGCTTTTGGTTTAGCTGCAAAGGCTTTAGGGGTAACAGAGTCGAAACTAAACGATATGCTAAAGGCGGGTCAGGTTTTAGCAGTTGACTTGTTGCCGAAATTAGCAACCGAACTAGAAAAGGCTTTTGGAGATAAAGCGGCAAATAATGTTAACTTAGTAACAGGTGCATACAATAGGCTAACTAACTCGATTAAAGATTATTTTGGAGAAGCTAATCAGACCTATGGTATTACCGACAAGATAGCCAAAGGGTTTAATTTTCTTGCTGATAACCTAAAGGCAGTTGTAGGAATTGTGGCTACAGTTGTTGAAACTATCATAGCTTATACTATTGCATCAAAAGCGGCAGGCGTAGCAAGTGCCGCATGGGCAGCAGTTGAAAAGATTGCTTTAATCATAAAAGGAGAGGCAGCATTAGCCAATTATGCACTTACAGGAGCCACATTTGCTCAAATGAGAGCTACTATTGCAGCCACAACAGCGGCTAGAGCGTTTAATGCAACATTAATAGTTAACCCTTTTACTGCTATTGCAGTTGCAATCGGAACAATGGTAGCCGCCTATCAACTATACAACGCTTCAGTGGAAGATGCAGCAGAAGAACAAAACAAGCTAAACAAACAAATTACAGATGCAATTGCTCCATTAGAATTACAAAAAAGAGAATTTAATAATCTAGCTAATGAAGTGCTTAAAGGAGTTGTGCCACTTCAAAAACAATACGATACTTTAGAAGCCCTAAAAAAACAATACCCTGAATTGCTGAAAGGCGTAACTAGTTTGACAGAAGCGGAAAGGATATTGAATGAGAATAAAATTAAGGTAAACACCCAAGATGATTATAGGTTAGAAAAGTTAGAAGCATTAAAGGCGCAATATCCTGAGCAATTGAAAGGTATTAACAATTTAAAAGATGCAGAAGAAAAACTAGGCAAAGTAATTAGAGACGTAAACGCAGATTTCGCTGTAAGAGCTACTTTATTAGAGGCAGAAATTAAATACGACATTAACAGAGAAAAGGCAACTAATTTGATTAAGCAACAAATTGATGCAGAAGGAAAATTAGTTAATATCCGTAAACAATTGTCTATTGAAACTAAAAATAGTCTTGAAGGTAGGGAGGAGTTTATATCAGCATTAAGAGAAGAAGAAAAACAATATCAAGGCGTAATTAATGCAGCTAAGGCAGGTGTTGTAAATTTAATAGGAGTAAACCAAAGCATTACTAAGATTCAAGAAGATGC